ATGATCTAGGATCAAGCGCCGTGGAACTCGGCGGAACACTTACTAATATGACTAATAATGCTATTGGAACTGCAACAACGGCAGCCGTAGGTCTATTTGGTCAAACTCCATCACAAATGGCTCAAGGTGGAATTCTTAAACCAGGCGCAGATACTATGGTTAATACCTTAATTTCAGCCAATGCAGGAGATATAGGAAACAAGACAAACGAATTAAATGCCATACCAGGGGTGTCTAATCCAATTAAAACTGATACTTTATCTTCAGTTATGCCGGCATCAATATTTTCCGGAAAAGCAGGAGTTAACTCATTAGAACAATTCACAAACTCATCAGGAGCACAAGCAAAGTCGGCTGTACAAGTAATGCAGAAAGGACAAAAATCATTACAGACATTAGGAGCAATGACAGGTAAAGAATCACCTGGTGGAGTAGGTGCTATAGTACAGGGTACAATGTCAACACTGAGTGATAAAGGAAATCTAACAAATAATGTGAAGAATGTATCAACTATAATTACGGCATCTATTGGATCAAATGATAATATACCCGGATCAGCAAGTCAAGTGTTAAAGAGCATGAAAACCGGAGCATCAGCAATGCTGGCATCTGAACTTTCGGGTGGAACAGGTGGTATTATATCAGCATTAGATACACTTAATACTAGTGGACTTAATTTACCGGGCGTAGGCGCAGATTTAAATATTGGTGCGGCGGCATCATCATTCAAGTCTATTGTAAATTCATTCCCTGTTTTACCTGCTAATAGCCCTATTGATTTGGCAGCAACAGCCGGTGCGGCTGCAGCCGCAGTAGCAGGCGCAAGTGCAGGTATGACTGGATTAGATTTAGCAAATACTGACTCGATTAGTTCTGGTCTTGCAGCCGCAGTTGGAGCCGGAAGCGCCGGAATAGATACATTCTCTGGCGCATTAACTACAGCATCAGGTGCAGCCGCACAAATAGCAGCCAGTGGTGATCCGGGAGCAGTAGCAGCCATTAACTCTGCGGTAAATGATATAAGTGCAATTGCAGGTGACCCAACAACTTTAACACAACAGGGATTATTACAAGCCGCGGCATTAAACGTACAAACAGGAACATCTTCAAAAATATCAGGAGCAATAGCATCGGGTGTAAGTCAACTGCCAGGTGGACAAAGCCTCGCTGGCTCTATAGTAAACAATGCGATAGGAGCAGTTAATCCATTATCAGACGGACTAGGCAAGGTAACAAATGCATTAGCAGATTTAGGTGGAGAAGCATTTTCCGGCATTGATGCAGGTAATATAGCATTTGAAGGAGCATCTGGCTTAGGAAGTATCAAAGATGCGGCCGGTGCAATGACAGATCAGTTAACAGGTAAAGTAGCCGGCGCTCTAAGTAGTGCATTGAGTCCAGGAACAACTGCCGCATTACAATCTGCATTGTCATCGTTAACTGCTGGCGGCGGCTCAACTATTAAATTACCTGTTGTTGCAATCAATACATATGATCGATCTAGTATTACAAACTTAATAGATTCTGTGTTAGATGATATTGTGCCTAAACCTAACTTATTGGGTGAAATACCCTCAGGTACACTTAGTGCTATTAACTCTATAACACAATTAAAGAAAACATTGTCAAAAGACATACAACAACTAAGTGTGCTATCTAAGGCAATTGCTAAGACAAAATCGGCACTATTTGAAGCACAATCAAACTTCCCTGCAGGGTCACCAGAAATTGCGGCGGCAGAAGCGGCATATCAACAAGCCGCATCTTCGACTACCTATGCGACATTAGTACAAAAAGTTAAAGCCGCAGAAGCACAATTTAACACTGTTAGTGTAGACCTAACAATTCAACCAGAAACAAATCCGTTTAGTGATATAGAAAATTTATTAGATTCTTCTTCGTCTGGTGGTAATACTGCCGATTCTTTTGCTGTCATTGAAGGAGGAGGCACCGGTGAATTGGGTACTACTCAAGGGATCGACACTCCAACCAATATTTATGGACTAGATAGTCAAATAGCGTCCGGTGTTGATCCAAATATTGTAACTTTGGGAAATAATGATCTCAATACATATTCAAACATACTAGCAACTGTTGCAAAAACATATGTTTCTAATGATAAAACTCAATACCAATCTGATCCTTACTCGACTGATTATAAACCTGTTATAACAGGTTATCCGGCTCCAGACAACACAGTCGAAAGTGTAATCGGTGGAGGTGATGCTGATCCGGGTATAGGACAAGAAGGCGGCGTTTATACAGATTACGGAATAATTACGATAAACGAAAACATAGGAGTTGACGTAGGACCATATTATGGCGGCGGCAATCTTAAATGGTACTATGATGGTGTTAGTTGGAAGTTAAAATAATAGGGTATAAATAGTATCATGGCAACTTACGTAGGATTTTCAACAATAAACGCAGACAAAGCACGAACGGTTAATCCTGTGCCGGCTATTGATGGACAAGCAAACGGCATAACTAATCCTATTATTTTTGGTAAAAAATTTAGATTAACTGATGAACAACTTGTTATACAAGATTTAGTTAATGCACTTAATATTAGACGCGGGGAAAAGGTAGGCAAACCCAATTATGGCACTACATTATGGGACTTTATTTTTGAACCCAACACAAGTGATATTCAAACTGCGATACAAAATGAAGTTAGACGAGTTGCTGGATTAGATCCCCGTCTTATAATCAATACAATCCAAGCATATCCTAGAGAAAATGGGATATTAATAGAAGTTCAATTATCTATCACTCCATACAATAATGCCGGAGATATAGCATTATTCTTTGATTCTCAGACAAATACAGCCACAGTAGCATAAAAAAACTCGGTTTTTCCATAAAGATAAATACTTGAAACAGGGAAAAACTATGGCTACAAGTTCAAGGCAATCAGGACTCTTTGGAGTAAATGATTGGAAAGCAATCTACGAAACCTTTCGTGAGGCAGACTTCCGATCATATGATTATGAGACTTTAAGAAAAAGTTTTATTGATTATATTAGACTCTATTATCCTGAAAAATTCAACGACTATATTGAAAGTTCAGAATATATTGCTTTACTTGATGTTATGGCTTTTATGGGTCAAGGTCTTGCTTTTAGAAACGATTTAAACACACGTGAAAATTTCATTGACACGGCCGAACGCAGAGACTCTGTAGTAAAATTAGCAGACTTAGTTGGCTACACACCCAAAAGAAATTCTTGTGCATCTGGTTTTTTAAAAGTAACAACAGTTAGAACAACTGAAAATGTTAGAGATGCAAATGGTGTTAATTTAAGTAATACACCGATTAGTTGGAACGACCCATCTAACAGTAATTGGTTAGATCAAATGAATGCTATATTCAATGCGGCGATGGTAGATTCACAAAGAATAGGTAGACCGGGAAATGTATCTGAAATTTTAGGTGTAACAACAAGTGAATATGGAGTAAGATTACCTGAAGGTACGATGCCAATTGTACCGTTTACATCACAGGTTGACGGTCAAGGCATGAACTTTGAACTAGTAAGTGCAACTTCACTAGATGAAAATTATATTTACGAGATTCCACCTGCACCGACTAATAAACTTAATATGTTATACAGGAACGATAAATTAGGTTTTGGTAGTCCTAACACAGGGTTTATGTTTTTCTTTAAACAAGGATCATTAACACCTTTTAATTTTGACTTTCAACAACAAATTTCAAACCAAACAATTAATGTCGATGTTGTGGGTGTTAACGAGACAGATACTTGGTTATATCAAGTAAGTGCAGATAACACATTAGGTTCATGGAAACAAGTAGAAAATGTTTATGCAGATGCATACCTACAAACAGAATCAAGTTATAAGAAAATCTTTTCTGTAAACTCACGTGTAAATGATCAAGTTACATATGTGTTTGGTGACGGTGTATTTTCAGAAATGCCCGTAGGTAACTTTAGAGCATATGTAAGATCAAGCAATGCATTGACATATACTATTGACCCTTCTGAAATGAACGGTGTTAGTGTTTCTATTGTGTATGTTGACAGAGTAGGTAGTACACAAACTATGTCATTGACCTTTTCATTGCCTGTTGTAGTATCAAATGCTCAAGCAAGAGAACCTATCTCAGCAATCAAACAAAGGGCACCAACAAGATATTATACACAAAATCGTATGGTTAACGGAGAAGACTATACAAACTTCCCTTATACTCTCTATAACTCTATTGTTAAATCAAAAGCAATTAATAGAAGTTCTATCGGAGTATCTAAAAATTTAGATTTACTTGATCCAACTGGAAAATATTCTAGTACAAACTCATTTGGAGATGACGGTGCGTTGTACCAAGAGTCTGGAGACGGTTTCTTAACATTGCAAGTGAACAACACATCAGACATCATTCAATTCTTCACCGATGATTTAGCATCAGTACTTGCATTGAATCGTGCTAACCAGTACTACATACAAAATTATACACGTTATGCATATCCAGGAACAGGCGGCGGTAATACTCTATATTGGAAAACAAGTTCAGTAGATTCATCAAGTGAATCTGGTTATTTTTATTCACTCAACGGAACAATAGAACAACCGCAACCTATAGGAACATTTACAACGACTAATGCAAAGTATGCAACTCAAGGAGCATTATTAAAATTTGATGCACCAACAGGATACTATTTTGATGCAGACAATCGTTTAGTTGCAGGTGTCCCAACTGGCGGAGAAAAAAATTATATATGGTCGACAATATTAAATGTTATTGGCGATGGTAACAATAACGGAGAAGGAACATTTGCAAACGGTAAGGGACCAGTAACAGTAAATGGTTATATACCTAACGGAGTTTTACTTACAGAAATTATTCCAGTATTTGATAACTCATTATCATCTGAAGTAATACAAGAAGCAATTCTTAAGATAGAATTACAACAAGATTTTACTTTAATTTTTAATAACTCGTTGTTGATTAACCAAGAACGTTGGTCAATCGGATCGGCATCAAATGCAAACTACTTTGTTAAGTTTACTAGTTTAGGAAACAATCGTTATACAGTAACTTATAGAGCATTAACATACTATTTTGGTAGTGTTGCTGATACAAGATTTACCTATAGTAAAGATGAATTAGTATATGACCCGTTCACTGGCAAAATCATACAAGATTTTATCAACATGTTGGGTATTAATACAGTGTTTAACACTGCAACTGCATTAGGTGCAGATACTAAAGTTAATATTTTAGGACAAACTGTTGAA